AAGGAAGCAGGACCTGGATTTAAACATGATTGTGCTGCTAAAGTAATCCATAAAGAACATGGCGCAGGTAATTGTATTCCAGAAAAACACACCTTAGTCAAAGAAGGTAAAAAATATGTAGTTACACATTATGATGTTTTATTTGAAAGTGGAAAAACAGTAGAAGATATTCCTGTTAGTGAATTAGATATTAAAACTACTAACGAGCACTGGCATAAAGGGTACAAAAAGAAAAAGAAATAATATGCATAAATTAGAAAAACTCATATTAGAATCATACGCAGAACTTACCTTAAGAGAGGAAGAACAATCTAGAGGTACGTTGGGCTTAGAGGAATTACCAAAGTCCTTTAGAGATAGTATTGAAAAAAGATACGGTATTTCTAAGTGGCCTGATAAAGATTTTGTATCTTCTGATATGAAAACCTACTTTAAAACTATATCTGTTGATAAAACCACAGGTAATATAGGACATAGACCTATCTCTTTACCCTCATTTGAAGGTTTATATACAAACTTTTCTGATATAGTAGGAGATATAAAAGGACTAATGAACAATCAAGACGTTAGGACTGATAAAAGAGCTAGAGAATTATTTGAATTAATAAAAACTAATTTTAGAAAACTTCAAAGTTACCTTAGAAACGAAAGACCTGATCAATATGAACTCATGAAGATGAGACGTTCAATGGAAGAATCAGTTAAAACTCTTAAGGAAATGTATAGCCAAGAAGAGGAACTTAAGTTAGATTTGATTGCTCATAGACTATTTAATAAAGACTATAATAAGTTATCTGATGAAGATAAACAGATAGTCTTAAAAGATAAACATAAAGTAGGAGTACATGAATCTCTTTTATCAGACTTAAAAGAAGCTGAAGAAGACGAAGTAAAACCTGAAGAGGAACCAGATACTTCTGCACCAGAAGAAACAGTATTAGAAGATGCTACAGATACTATACTCTCTAAATTCCCTACTCTTAAAGCAGCTATAATTAAATTACAGACAGAAGATTTTAAAGAATTTGTAGACAGTATAGATTGGATATCTCCTAGACCTAGTGAGTTTAGAATTAATATGAAAAACGGACAAGAGTACATATTAAAATGGACAGGTAAAAGCTTTCAAGCACAAATCTTAGGTAAGAGGTACTTTATAGATAAGATAGATGATTACCAACAAGCATTAGATAAACTAGCAATTCTATATAAAGAAGGTCCTATGAAAGGAGCTGGAGAAGGAGAACCAGCAGATGTAGATAGCGGATCATCTGGAGGTGGAGGAGGAGACTTCCCCGGAGAAGAAGGTGGAGGAGATTCCGGAGTTGATGCTCTAGGGGGTGATGATACAGCTGATGTAGGTGGAGAAGAAGGAGGAGCTGATTTAACAGATGAACCTGTTGATTTTGAAGAACCAGCAGAAGAACCAGAAGTATAATAAAAAACTAAAACAAATATAATGGACAATTTTAACTTAAGAAAGTTTTTAGCTGAAAACAGAAAACCAGTTAACGAAAATCAAGATCATAGTGATGAAGAAGAGCTAGACCTAGTACCGGACCTTGATAAAGGAGGTAAAAATTATAGCGATAACGGGTACGAATCATATAAATTACAAGTTAAAGCAGGCTACCAGATCCCTGAACCTTACTCACTAAAGAACTATAAAAATGCTGCTGAGTTAAATAGAGAACAAGCTAAAGACGAAGGACACAGAATAGGAAAATACGTTGTTGAACTTGAAGGTCAAGAATTAGAACAATTTGTTAACGACTGGATGAAAGCTTGGAATGAAGAAATCTCAGGAGGAGAAAAAGCATAGTAATAGTAACTAGCATAGAATGAATATTATAGATAGAGTAATATTAGAATGGTCATATAAGACCAAAAAAGGATATCCTGACATTAACAGTCAAGAGGATATGGATCTGTTTGAATCTATGTTTGGTTTTAATATATCAGAAAGAAAAGGAGAAAATGAAGCTAAAATAATAAGTCAACTCGTTTCTAGGTTTCCTGGCAAATACGGTAAAATGTCTGATCCAATAAGGATAGCCAATAAAGAGGGTATTGATAGTAACGAGTTTATTAAAGATCTTAAAAGCGTAACTAACAGTGAAATAGAAATAAAATCTATACCTCCTAAAACATCACCTAATCCTAGCGGAAAATATTTCTTTTTTCAATTTAATTACGAAGAAAATGAAATCGGTATACTTCTAGCCAGCGGAGGCAATAAGGGTAATAAGTTTGAAACTGTAGTAGCTAACGATCTGCAAAAATTCAAAGAAGGCGATAAAGACTTTACTTATCAATCATTGATTGAAAAAATGATTAAGGAATTTAAATTAACTCCTACTAATTTTGAAATTAAAGAAGAAGGAAGTAGAAACCAAAAAAGACCGCTTATATTTACACCAGAAGGACCTTTATTAGGAACTCCAATTAAAAGTGATGGAGATGCACAATCTATAGCGGAAACTTTAACTGATCTAACTTTAATAGTAAATAATAAACCAATTTACATATCCCTTAAATTTGGCTCTACATTAACTTTTTTCAACCCCGGTGTTAAAAAGATATTTACTGAAGAAGATATCAAATCAGGTAAGATTAAGACTGAAAGCGGTATTGCATTATTAGAGACATTAGGAATAGATAATGAATTATTTTGTAGAGTATTCAACGAGTACAGGGAAGATGGATCAGGAACAAATTTCAGTGAGTACCACAAACTAGCAAATGCTGATCCAGAAAAACTGTACAATTTACTACATTCAGGTATAGGGCACGGCTATTACATGTTAAAAGGTAGTGACTCAGGTGATACGAATTTATTTTTAGTAACTGAGGAGTACGTAAAAAAAGCATCAAGACCTACCTCAGGTGTCACTATACGTTACGGAGGCAAAGGAGGAACCGCAAAAAGAATTGATATAGTATTTACCACAGCAGTCTATAGAATGACACTGAATATAAGAAGTAAAAGTAAAAAGGTAGCTCCTACTAATATGATGGGAGACTATAAACCTATTTAGTTATGGCAAAAGATATAAAAAAGATAATAGCACAAGAGTATATCAAGTGTGCTAAAGATCCAGCATACTTTATGCGGAAATACTGTTATATACAACACCCTACTAGAGGACGTATACTATTTAATTTATATCCATTCCAGGAAAAAGTACTACACCTATTTAGAGATAATCAATATTTAATTACTTTAAAATCTAGACAGTTAGGTATATCTACATTAGCAGCAGCATACAGTTTATGGTTAATGTTATTTCATAAAGATAAGAACGTACTTGCTCTAGCAACTACTCAAGCAACTGCACGTAACTTAGTTTCTAAAACTATGTTTATGTATGACCAACTACCTAAATGGTTAAAGCTGCCTGCAGTAGAAAAAAATAAACTATCTTTAAGATTAAAAAATGGATCTAAAATCACAGCTAAATCTTCTAACGCCGACGCTGCAAGGTCAGAGGCAGTATCACTATTGCTTATCGATGAGGCAGCCTTTATTGATAACATTCAAGAGACGTTTACTGCTGCACAACAAACCTTAGCTACAGGAGGGCAATGTATGGCCTTATCAACTCCTAACGGTATAGGTAACTGGTTTCACCAAACATGGGATAAAGCAGAATCAGGTGAAAATAGTTTCTTACCTATTAAGTTACCTTGGACGGTACATCCTGAAAGAAATCAACAATGGAGAGAACAACAAGATCAAGACTTAGGACCTCGTATGGCAGGACAGGAATGTGATTGTGACTTCTTAGCTTCCGGAGATACAGTATTCGAACCAGATGATATGATGTTTTACGAACAGACATATCTAAAAGAGCCTCTAGAAAAAAGAGGAGTAGATACTAATTTATGGATTTGGGAAGGTGTAGATTATACTAAATCATATATGGTAGTAGCAGATGTAGCTAGAGGAGACTCAGCAGATTATTCTGCATTTCATATATTTGATATTGAAACTTGTACTCAAGTAGGAGAATATAAAGGTAAGTTATCTCCTAAAGACTACGGTAATGTATTAGTAGGTATAGCAACAGAATACAATCAAGCACTATTAGTAGTTGAAAATGCTAATATTGGATGGGCTACTATCGAACAGATAATGGAAAGACAGTATAGCAACCTGTATTATAGTTCAACTTCTCAAATGGAAACAGTAGAGTCTTATATGACTAAGTACGAAAGAGATAAATTAGTACCTGGCTTTACTATGTCTGTTAGAACAAGACCTTTAGTAATTGCTAAAATGATAGAGTACATAAGGGAAAGAGGAGTAACTATACAATCCAAAAGACTCATCGGTGAAATGAGAGTATTTGTTTGGAAAAATGGTAAACCTCAAGCACAGATTAACTACAATGATGATTTACTAATATCCTGCGCTACAGCACTATATGTAAGAGATACAGCATTGAGACTTAGACAACAAGGAATGGACTTAGCTAGAGCTCAACTATCCTCATTTCAGAATTTAAACGCTCAAAACAAAGGAATCATGAGATCAGTTGGTTCCCAACAAAATAATCCTTATCTTATAGATTATGGCACCGGTGAACCAGAAGATATATCTTGGTTATTATAAAGGAGCTATTTATAATATATACTGAATTAAAATATTCATTGAATGGCAGATAAATCACTATTTCCAAGACTACAGAGACTCTTCTCTTCAGATGTCATAATTAGAAATGTTGGCGGTACCAATTTAAAGGTAGCTGATATTAATAAAATACAAACTACAGGAAACTTTGAAACTAACTCTTTAGTTGATAGGTTCTCTAGATTACACATATATAATAATAAAAATCTATTTAACCCCAACCTTAACTACCAATCACTACGTATTCAACTATACTCTGACTACGAAGCAATGGATACTGATCCAATCATAGCATCAGCTTTAGATATACTAGCAGACGAAGCGACTCTTAAGAACGATATGGGAGAAGTACTTTCAGTTAAATCATCAGACGAGAATTTACAGAGAGTCCTTTATAATCTATTTTACGATGTATTGAATATAGAGTTTAATTTATGGTCTTGGGTAAGAGGAATGTGTAAACATGGAGATTACTTCTTAAAATTAGAAATAGCAGAAAAGTTTGGTGTATATAACGTACTTCCTTATACTGTATATAATATGAGTAGACATGAAGGGGCTAATCCTGAAAAACCTGCTGAAGTACAGTTCACTATTGACCCCGATGGTTTAGCATCATCACAAGATCCTACATATATACCTAAAAGAGATTCAAAAGCTGTAGTATTAGACAATTACGAAGTAGCACACTTTAGGTTAATATCAGATCATGCATACTTACCTTACGGTAGATCCTTTATTGAACCAGCTAGAAAGATATTTAAACAGCTTACTCTTATGGAAGATGCGATGTTGATACATCGTATAATGAGAGCACCAGAGAAAAGAACATTCTTTGTTAATGTAGGTTCAATACCACCAGCAGAAGTTGATCAGTTTATGCAAAAAACGATTAACACAATGAAAAAGACTCCTTATGTTGATCCTAAAACAGGTCAATATAATTTAAAGTTTAATATGCAGAATATGATGGAGGATTTCTACGTACCTGTAAGGGGAGGAGATGCTTCTACTAGAATTGAAACGACTAAAGGTTTAGATTACGACGGAACTAACGATATACAGTATTTACAGGCTAAAATGTTTGCTGCTTTAAAAATACCTAAAGCATACTTCGGGTATGAAGGAGATTTAAGCGGTAAAGCTACATTAGCTGCAGAAGATATAAGATTTGCTAGAACTGTTGAGAGAATACAAAAGATAGTAGAATCAGAATTAACTAAAATAGCACTCGTACATTTATATACACAAGGATTCACAGGAGAAAGTTTAACTAACTTTGAGTTAAAGTTAACTAACCCATCTGTGGTATATGAACAAGAAAAAGTAGCACTACTTAAAGAGAAAATAGATTTAGCAAATCAAATGAAGGATTCTAAAATGTT